CATACCTTTAATCATATTGGTAGTATCAGCAGCATCACTTAATGCTCTAAAAGCAGCGCTTACAGCAAATAAATTAGCAGCAAATGTAGCGTATACATGAACTAATCCACTCAAACCTTGTGCTTGTTTAGCAAAGTCTCTGCCAGCTGCACCTGTACCACCACCACTAATTGCTCGAGCAACCCCATAATCCATACTCTCGGCTTTGTAAACCGCTGCAGCTTTATGTTTATTAAGTTTTTCAGTTTCAGCGTTTAAGCCTTGCATATCTTTAGTGCGTTGCTTTACCGTATTACCTGTATCCGTAACTTCTAAATTTGCATTAATCGTATTATTTGCCATTTAACTCTCCACTTTATATTGTAAAGTTACAATAATATATTTATTTGGTACCATTATAACATTATGGGGCATAGTTGTCAAACCAAAAAATTTTTACCAATAAAAAAACCGCTAAGTGTTAGTTAGCGGTTTTATGATTTTTGTTTTCTAGTCTCAGTAATTCTAATAGAATCTATCATATGGATTAACTCTAAGTAGTATCGTTTATCTACTTGATCAATGCCATATACCTCGAACAGCTCAAATATACCATTTAAGTTCTTACCTGTATAAGTACCTCCCATATACTCCCATTCGTCTCGCATTTGTTTGTAAATGGAGAGTGCTAGTTGTACTTCATCTGGAAAGTCTAAAAATTCAACAGGTATTTCACTTTGTATTGGATCTGATCCCAAAAGCTCACACATTTCAAAATACTGATCTTTGGTCATACCAACACCAGCATTTTGCATGTAGCTTGTTATCATTTCACTAATAGTACTTAACTGTTCTTGGAAAAGTTTCCCAAGTCACTGACCTTTTCACTAATAAATTGGTCGAAATCTGTAGAGTTCTTCATAAGCATTAAAGCATTTTCTTTAGTGTACGCCAAGTTATCTTCTGGGTCATACTTGCTTACATCAACAGGAACTAACAAATTTACATATTTAAACTTTAACCCAGTCCAGTCTTTGATTGCTGCTTCAGCATACAATTCCAAGAATAGATCTTCATTAAAATCATCTGAAGTTTGACGATTTTTAAAAGTGGTTTTAGTTGATTTTTTTCTAAGATTGATCAATGTCTCGCGACTGATAAATCCCAAACTTACTGTGAATCCAGGCATACCTGGAAATTCTGCTTCTACCGATTTTGACGGTACCAGCAATGATTTAAGGCTAATTTCTTGTGCTGCCATTTTTGTCCTAATTATTATTGAGAAAAGAAGTGCTGGAGATCAACCCAGCACTTGCCGATAAAGTTGCGGCTTAAACGCCTGCTCTATATACTACGGTAGCTTCGTTCTGTTGTGTGATATCATACGAAGTTGAAGCATAACCTTGAGCTGTAAAGTTAATTGTTGTGGAAATAACTTGAGCTGTGTTAATTTGTGGAATTTGCAACATAGCAGCAGGCAGCTTAAATTCTACACCAGTAGCATTTGAAGTAGGTCCGCCCATTTGCACATTAATTGTAAACTTAGGGTCTACAGTTGTACTTGAACTTGCATACATATCTGCTAACAATGTAGCAGCTTCATTACTGCCTGTTTTCAAATATGCTGTAACATTTCCAGTAATAGAACGTGTACCTGTAAAATAAGTAATTGGCAAATTAACTTGTGCTAAATTAGCAGGAGTCAAATATGTCAAGTTATTATTAAATACAAGTTGTCCGCCTGTTAGTGCAATTGTGTATGCTGTACCACCACTATTAACAAAGTTGTTAATAGTAGTATTCAATACCATTGTACTCAACTTATTAGTAATGTATTGAGCATATGTTTGTTTAGCAGTTGCTTGGTCACCTGGCTCAGTTCCAGTACCACCTTCAACAACTGTTCCAACAGTAGCAATACTAGAAACAGCAGGACTTCCAGTACCGCCTGAAGTTATAACAATATTAGGATTAATATTTGTATTTGCGGTAGTTGCGGCAACAACAATTGCGTTATTACCATCTACATTACCTGTAAAATATCCAGTAAATGTTCCAGAATAAGTACCTGTTAGTGTACCACCACCAGTTGTAACACCTGCACTTAGGTTACTAAAAGCTACTGCTAATTGTGCTGCGGTTGTAGTACCAGTTGAAGTATATGTCAAACCAGCAATAGTAAATGTTTGTCCAGTTGTTAAACTATTATTAAACGTAACAGTAACGTTTTCTGTAGTTCCACCACTAGTAACGTCAGCTCCACTAAAGGTTACAGGACTTGCTGTGTCTGCAGAAAGTGCTGTCAAAGAACGAATTCCTGCACCTTTACCAGCCCATGCAATCATACCGATAGCATCAATACCAAAGTCAACTGTAGCTGTATCTAATGCACAATTGTCAAGAGCATATGCTGTGTTGTCAAATATGATAATCAAACCAAATGTTTGTAGTCTGTGTTTATTAGAATTAGCAAAAGTCATAGTAGCAGAACCTGCTGACTCGCTCCATGCTGCTGTACTTGCGCCAATTGGATTTGCAGATCCAAATGCATTCCACAATAATCTTTCTTCACAAGTAATTGTGCTACCTGTATTATAAGGACGAATATATGTTGAGAATGCAAAATCTAGTGGTTGTAGTGCTGTGTTGAAACTACGTTGTCCACGACTTGGTGCAGCTCCTGCTTCATTCAATGTAACTGTATCTTGAGTTGTATTTTGACTGAAAGTCAAGCCTTCTAGAACCTGAATCTCCCAGCAATTTGATGTAGTCATAGGAAAAGCACCATTTTTCAATGATCCTATTCTTACTCTACCATTGCTATCCACATTAGTAGTAAAGAATACTCTACTATTACGTATAAGATTAACTGCCATGTTTCTTCCTTTTTAGTTTGCAATGCTAGGCATTCCTACTAGATATTTATCTGTGTCGATGCCAGTCACATTATTGAAGTGCGTATCGCACCTGTAAATTTAATTCACCAACACCGTAAGGGCGTAATAGGCCTTCATCAGTAGTAGTGGTTGTTATCAGTATTTCTGTTGTTGCATAACGATAGGTATCATCGTATACTAGTACACGATTTGCATCAATACAAGCAGAGACATCTTCTAAAAGTTGTTCCAGTTGCATTTGAGCATCTTCTTCGCTATTTACATACATTTTAATACTAACATTTAATAGACCCCAGATGAAGCCTGATAATTGATAGTCCCTAGCACCCATACCTGCGGTAATGTAAATACTGGGAAAGTCTTGTACTTCGTCCCAGAATTTCAGTTTAGGGTATACGTTATTATACATATTTGTTGTATACTTGACGCCATCTAATTGTTCGTTAAGTTTTGCTGCCAGAGCTTTAACTATACTAGTTCGTCTACTCATATAACTACCGCCCTTAATCTATTTGCAACTTTTTCAGCTGCAATCTCTCGAATTGACTTCGAGATTAATAATTTAGGATCTCTACTTCTAGGTAATCCTTGTTTTCCACCTTCACTAAACGTGGCATAAGGGTTTTTCATATAATTATAAAATGCAGTTATCATTCCGTCTCTGCTCATTGTTAGTCGCTCAACTTGTGCTGAACTAGCAAAACGTCCTGTTCTATAATTTAATATGTCTCTGCGCTCGCCACCACCCATATTAGCACTAATAACATCTTGTAAATGTTGATTGATTAATGCTTGTAAACTCACTAAATCAACTCTATTATCTTGGGCTGATTCTACTGAAGGGTGCGGTATCTTTGATACAATTGTACTAGAGTTAGGTAATTGAACATTATTACCAATTGTTTGTTTTTTACCAGTAATCTTTTGATTACTGTGTTTGTTTAACTTAGCTTTACCTGTTTTAACAATACTAATTAATGCTTGTTCTATATCTTGTAATATAGTATTTGAGCCATGAACACCCAAAAACTTAGTAACTAATTTTTTATCAGCTAAAAATATAGCTAACTTTTCTTCAAACTCTCTAAAAGCTTGAAGTTCTTTTGCCCCAAACTCTTTTTGATTTATATCTGAAGTTTGTATGGTTACACCTACAAATACTTTTCCAAATATATTTTCTATTTTTTCAAATACTTCTGGCGTACTATTTCTAAATGAATAAGTGATTTCAGATTGTATACTACTAATTTTATCTAAAGTAGTTTGAGCAAGTTGATATGCAGGAGAATCAGGATTAACACCATTTATTTCAAAATGATCTAAGATGCCTGCAATCTTATATTCTAATGGAGATACAAAGAATTCTGAACCAGCAGTAGGTATATGACCTATATCAAGTCTACTAACCTCAGAGATTTTTACATCTCCAGAAGGCATTCCTTTTTTATTTAATATAGCTTTTTCAGTTCGTTCAATACCAAAAGCAGTGTCTATTAATTTTGGATTTCTAACAACATCACTAATAAATGACTGAATAGCGTCATATGACATTGCTAAAAGTAACTGTATTTTTGGCCCACCATCTACATAAACTAGATAAGGGGTAGATCCTGTAAAGTGTGTTCTAGGAATTTCTTCTATTGAACTATATTTTCTGACTGCTTTTTCTCTTACTACTGTAATAAAAGTCTTGTATAGTTTTTCAAAACCTGGCATCCTATCACCTTTATTATTAATTAATAAACTTTGATAGGAAATGTCTAATACGTGAGGTCTTTTATTTAATACTAGGTCGCGTGTTTTTTCTGATAAGATTTTTTGTATTTCAGGATCTATACTTTTTATTAAATCTTTAAGAGTTATATCACCTGCTGCCATTATGAATAGTCTGCAGTATATTGGTCTAGTACGCGTTTAATATGTGCTGGTAGACTGGTTGTTGATACATACTCAATCTGTACTGTGTTAGTGCCAGGAGCTTTATTACTGTGAATACTAGAATCGTGTCTACGATAGTATGTAAGCAAATCAAATATACCCAGTTTTAAATCACCTGGCAATGTTTCATAACCAGCAAAATAAGTTACTTTATAACCCATTAATTGTTCAGTAAAACCTGTAGTATTAATAGAAATAATAGCGTCGCCGTTTTGAACCCAATCAGTAAACTTAGTTAACTTAGTATAAGTTTGACCATAGTCACCACTATAACTAACTGAACTAACATTAACTACTGGAGTTTCTTTTAATAACAATTTGTTAAAACCACCATTAAATACTTCAGTTTTAGCATCATCATAGTAATCTACAAAAGTTTTGCGGCAATAACTTTTTACAAAATCGCTAACTCTAGGGATTAAGAGATCAATCTCTGCATCCATGTTTGTGCTGTTTATACCTGCGTAAGCTTTGTATTCAGCCTTTGTCAATAAATTTGTTGCCATATACATTCCTCACTTGTTTTATAAGTGCATAATATACACTTATAAAACAAGACCCTTTCGGATCTTGTTAATATACATCAACTAATTAGGATGCTGTATACTTGTGTGTAGCAACTCCGTTACCGTAGTTACTTGTAACACGTGTCATGCCAGTACGTAGGCTAGCTACCATTACACGACGTTGTGTCTCAACCAACTCTTGTGTATCGATACGAAGACCACGTTGATTACCAACAATAAAATTACCTGGGTTAAAGCAAATTGCTCCAACAACACCACTAGCAGCAGTAGCAAATTCACCAGATACCAACACTGGACTACCACCGATTTGACCGATTTGACCAGTTAACAATGTAGCTTGTGTACCAACTTGATTCATTGTTTGGAAAGTAGTATCATCCAACAAATTGTAATATACATCAGTATTAACGAGATAAACTACTTCTTGTGGGTCAAGACCCCAAACACCAAGAGCTTGACGTAATATACGTAGTTTAGCAACTGTAACGGCAGTACTAGCAGTATTACCTGTAGCTGTAGTGTTAGAAGCCCAAGTACCAAGACCTTTGACAGGATCTGAACCAGAGCCAGCACCCAACAAGAAAGCCTTGTCAACAGCGCGAGCAACACGACGAATCATACCATCACGGATGATTGGCATCAATGCGATCAATGCGTCTTCTTCCTCTTCGTATGCTGTATATTCGTTGGTAGCTACTTTGTATGCATTAAGAGTAATCTCTTTGATTGCGTGTGTAGCATTTCCACCAGCACCAGCACCTAAGTTGTTGCTTGCAGTTGTACGGTCAGGAGCTGCACCAAAGTCAGAATTCTGAATCCAAGTTGCAGTACCTGCTTCTGGATTTACTGGAATTGTCATTACGTTTGTTTGCATAGCAATGTTGCGGAACAAAGGAGCAACAACTAGCCTACGACGAACTTCAGCTTCTAGGTTCAAGGATACTTCCAATTCCCATGTTGCTGAAGGCACGTGAGCACCGTATTTTTCAACCATTTGACGACCAAATTTTGTGCCTTCCAATGACTTACCAGACATCTTAGACAACAAAATGGCCTTCTCTTTGTCTTGTGCAGACATAGCACCACCAACTTGGGTGTCGCTAAATTGCATACGTGACTTAGTGATAGCTTCGATTTCAGATGCTTTCTCTTTAAGAGCAGCTTCCAAACCAGCCAAAGCTGTTTTGCTAGACTCTTCTTGAACAGCCAAACGCTTTTCAACTTCAGCCAACAAACGCTCTGCACCTGTTTCACCAGTTGTTACTGTAGCAGCTGCAACAGCGGCTTTAACTTTTGCGTCGAATTCAGATTGAGCTTTTTGAGCTGCTTCTTTTTCAACAATAGCTTTTGCTTGTGATTCAGCAATAGCTTTAGCAGTTTGTTCAGCGGCTTTAGTCGCTGTGTCTGCTAACAATTTTTCTAATTCTTTTGGATCCATTTTCCATTCCTTTGTAATGTTGCCATTTGCTTCCGTTGAGGATTCTAGCCCTTTAGCTGACTCGCTTTTGGGTGCAAATTGCAGTTTGAAAGATTTAAATTCTTCGGCATCGTCAAATGCTTTAGAAAGACTAAATAGTGTGTTTTGGTTTGCTGGTACGGACACTACTGAAATTTCATGTAGTTCCAACTCTTTAATAACAAACAGCTCTTGCGCTGCATTATATTCCGCATCAATGATACGAAACCCGATACTAAATGCCGTTAGTACTTCGTCTTTTATAAGATTAAAAACACTTTTTGCAGCTGAAGAGATTTTGGCTTTAATCCACAGTCCCTTTTCGTCTACTTTGTGTTCGATCATCCTGCCAATTGGTTCACTGTGATCGTGATACGCTAAAATTATCGGATTTTTCAAATAATTTTGCATACCCTTAGCCCACACGCTAGGTGGTACCACATCGCCTTGTCTATCTTCATCAGAAGTACTTGCGTAACCGCTGATAGTAACAAAAGATGTACTACCATCTGCACTTGGCATGGAATCGCTCTTGATAAAAGAACTATTTAAAAATAGTATTTTGTTTTTATCCATAACTTTCCTTATTATTGCTGATTTTCTGTGGGCTTATCACCAGGTGGTTTACCACCCAATGAGGGATCAGCAGCCGAACCTGCAATATTAGCAGGTATTCTTATTTCGTCATGTCCGCTCATGGCGGCATAACGTAATTCTGTTCTTGCTTCGTTTGCAGTAATAATGCCTGCATTAACTAATGTTGAGTAATACGCTGCTTGATCTTTAAGTTCTGGTTGTAGTGCAGATACGGAGCTTGTGATAGCTTCCACATCATATCCGTAGTATCGTTCGAGAGCAGACACAAACTTCCTAATGACTGGTAGTACTGTTTCCAAGTAAAATAGCCGCAAATTAGGGGAAATGTTAGCATTATTACCTCCAGCCAATAAAATTGGTGGAACACCAATTGCTTGCATGATCATCTCACTGTGAGTTTTAATACTAACGTCAAAATCCATGTCTTTAAAATTTTGATTTGATATTGGGTGTGGAGTAAGTCCAGAATCTAAGATAATGGGTTTCTTGCCACCGTTTTTAGCGGAATATTTTTGAAGCCAATAGGCAATTGTTTTATCTTTTGCAACTTGTGATAGTGTATTGTCTGATGTTAAAACTAATCCAAACACAGCACCATTTTCAAAGAATTGCTCTTGGAACTGTTGCATGGCATATAGAGTAGATATTGATCGTTGTGCTGACTCTAAGCGTGACGCACCG